TCCTTCTTTAATGTTTAAATAAGTTACTTCTTTTTCTATTCTATTTGTGTTTGCAAATTGTGTTGTTGCTGGGTTCTTGTTGTTAGTTTCCCATATAGGTTTTATCAAATAAAGGTTAAAAGACCATACACCCTCTGGGGTAGAATTAATATAAAAAGGTATATCTAAATGCTTTTGGCTTTCTAACTCCATAGCTAAGTACTTTTTCTTTTCTAGTAGTAAAGTGTCATAGTGTGCCTTCCTACATTTTAACTCTATTCTATGGCTTTCTTTTGGGCTATAACAATCCCACCTAGACATTTGATTTTTAGCTTTTACTAAGTCTGGATAGATGTTATATTTAAGCCAGTTAAATAAATCAGCTTCAATCCAATCCTTCATAAATGTTATTAAGGTCTTTTATCCAGCCTACAATAGTCTTAGGGTTACAGCTACAAGGTGTGTGATATGTGTGTTTAAAGTATTTAGCGTGAAGTTCTGATACCATTTTTACATCTTCTACAGATAAAGTGGTAGAAGGGTTCTGGGTAAACTTTTGCCAGTCTATTAAATCTAGCTTATCCATTTCTATTTATTTTAATATTATTCCATTTATCCTTTCTTTCATCACATCCACAGTCATTCCCAAACAGCTTTTTAACTATCCAAGCTATGCCAGTATATTTTGTTATAAATGCCACTAAGTCTCCTAATCCCATTACAATAAAAATATTTTTAAAGTTTTTCCGTTATCTTGCACTTGGGTTTTAACCCTATTAAAAAAATCTTTTATAAAAAACATTATTCCAGTTGCTTGGTTATTTTTAGCGTGATTAATGATTTCAATTCGCTTATTGTTAAAGCGTTTATCATATTTTCAATAAGCCTTTGTTCTTCTAATTGGTCTTCTATTTTTTTTCCAGTATATCCGTAATCTAAATCACGTGCTATATTGTTTTCAACCGTTTGTAATCGCTCAATCAAATAGTTTAGTTCTTCTTCCATATCTATTTAATTAGTTCATAGTCTTCGTTACTGTAGTCATCCCAATCCTCTTGAAATTTATCCCTAAGGTCTTGCTTAACGTGCTTTAATGTATGAAAAATACTTACAAAGCTAATATCTGTTAAAGCTGCCACACCTCTTATAGATAGGTCTGAGTCTCTGTACATCTCAAATATCTTACCGTCATACCAATAGCTTTCTTTATTTTCTGCTTTAGCTTTGTTTTGCAGTTCCACCATATAGCTATCTATTAAGTCGCATATCTTTTGGAAACCCTCTTGTTCACTTGTATCTGAATCGTCTGAAAACTTATAGTCTTGTATAGGTATTTTAATGTACTTTTTTTGCTCTTTTTTTAAAGTGTAAAGAATACTTTTTATAACAAAAAAAACATATCCCTTATTTACTTTGCCATCTGTAATTATCTTCTCAGGATTAGCGTATTTATAAATCTTTAAATAAGCCTCTTGTACTATATCTTCTGCGTAATCCCCACCACCTAAACCAGTAGCAGTAGCTACCCATTCTTTGTGATGTTTTGCAATTATATTTAAAAAACTAGAATCTTTTATTCGGTCTCCCATATCATAGTAAACGTAACAAACCCAAAACAAAACTGGATTGTATGCTCACTACCACCTTCTTCAAAAAGTTCCTTGTTGTATAAACAACCAACCATAAAACCTTTTACTAAACTGACAATAAACATAGAATCCTTCTGAATTGAATAAATTATACTTACTAAAAATACAACAAAAAATGTTAAAAATATGTTCATAATTAAAATGTGTTTGGTTTTAAAATATCGTAAAAATCTCCTTCTACTACTGGTAAGCCTACCTTGTTTACTTTAAAACTAAAGTTTTCAAAACTAAAGCCCCTTGAGCGTTTGCAGCTTACTGTTACTAAATCTCTATTAACTGTGTTTACTTCTAATTGTATTTGTGTTTCTGTCTTTTTTTCTAAGACACTCCCTAAATGCCCAGACATTTTGTCTGAACCGAAGTTGCTGTGTATCACTACTGAAAAATGACAATGCAATTTTGCCGACCAACGCATTAATTTTTGAGCAATATAGTTTGCCTCTTCAAGATTGTTTACGTCATTAACTAAGTCAGCAATACCATCTACTAAAACCACGCCAATATTTTTTCCGTCTAACTTGTCAAATAAAATGTATTCTATAAAATCTACTCTATCTTTTGGGCTTAATGCCCTAAGTCCGTATGTGTGATAACACTCGTTATCCATTTGAGTCATATCTAAAACCCTACGAAATATCTTACTACAATGAAACTCTGATTGTTCTGTATCAAAATGAATTAAACATTTGCCGTTTCTATGACCTCTTAATTCTCCACCAAAACCATTAAGTTCCCCTTTTAAATAAACAGCACTAAGCAATGACATAAAGAAAGTCTTTTTGCTTTTTGGGGGTGCAGAAATTACACTAAAATTTTGTTCCGTTCCTATTGGTATAGGATATGTTTTTAAACCTTTACTTGTTTGCATTGTAAACTCCCCCATAGATATTGCCATTGGAGGGTATTCCACCTCTTTAGTAGCATCTATGTAGCACTCTTGTTCAAGGAGTTGCATATACATTCTAGTCTCTTCTTTTTTTTCTACAGTCATTAGTTGGTTTTAGGTAATTAAAAAAAAAGGGGCTTTTACACCCCTTTAAATTTAGAAAGATAAATCATCTGTTACCTCAATTTCTGCAGCTTTCTCTTGTTCTTCAAAAACTGCTTTTACACAAGTTCCATCAGTCCATACTACCTTACCGTTTCCAAGATAGGTTTTATTCTTTTTAGCTTCCCTTTCTTCTTTAGTTTGGGAATCATAAACAGAAACATTCTGTCCATAAGGATTGGTGTCGTCATTTACAGATACCGTAAAATTGTAATACACCCCTTTTTTACCAGTTACAAATTTCTCTTTTGGTAGGTCTTTTACGTTCAAGCTAATGTTTAATAATGCACTCATAATAATTGATTTTAAAATTAATTAATTTACTTTTAATAATTCGTTTTTTACTTCTGTACTTAATTTGTACTTATCCATAATTACTTTGATGTTTCCACCATCTGCTAAATATTTTAATGCTTTAGCATAAGCTGGGTCTGTTTTATTTAACCAAGCCTTTTCGTCTTTTTTCTCTGGTACGTTTGTAGCATCGCTATCTTGTGTATCGTCAATAAGCAATAGGTTACCTAAAGAGTACTTTTTAGCGTAGCTACTGGCACTTCCAAACTGCTGTGGCGTTTGCATACCTTTTTGGTTTAAATCAACCCCTACAATAGATGAAGCCTTTATTTTGGTTTCTCCATCTGATATGGTAGCAGTGCTTTTTATAATAGGAAGGACTGCAAGGTATTCTAATGTTTCACTAATTGTAAAGTAAACACCATACTTAGCATTAAATGGTTTTAGTGCCTCTAAAATATCTTCTGCACTTCTAAAGTTGTACTTTCCAAAGCTGTTAAATCTGCTTTTTTTAGATTTAAATTCCTCTTGGATTTTGCTTAATTTTTCTGATAATGTCATCTTCTACTTTTTTAAATTGTTCTAAAATTGTTTCTTTGTTTTTAAGCCTAAATTGGCTTTCATATAAATCCATTTCTAAGTCGTTAAAATACAAAATAGTATCTAACATAAATAAAGAAATTTCTTTTAATTTTTTGTTCTTTGGCTGCTTCTTTAATGCCTCGTCAATATAAGCATTAATTTCTAGCCATTTGTCTTTATACTGATTTTCCGTAAAAGACATCTTGCTGTACTATTTTTTTATAATCCTTTGGGCAGTCTTTGTCGCAAAGTTCATAAATGTAAGTCTCTAATTCTGCTATGCGTTTTTCTAACTTAGCTTTGTCATCTATAAAAGCTAATATTCTAGCTTCTTTGTATTGTAGTAAATCGTAGCTCATAACTATTTTTTTCTTCTGTTAGAATTATAATTTTCAGTTGTTTCTTTATCTCTTTTGCCTCTTTCATTAACTGTAAATCCAGTAATGGTATTAAGTCCTAAGTTCCACCAGTCTCTTGCTTGTGGCTCTTTTTGTGTTTTACTCATTTGTCTTTTCATTTTCTCTGTTTTTTAGTAAAGGTACTCATATCGGTTAGTTGTAAAACATATACTGCTAATTTAGGTTATCAAAATAACTTATCGCATCATCCAAAGTTTCGTTTTCTTTTAATTCGTTTACCACATCTTCAGCAGTAAACGATTTCACAACATTGGCTATACGTAATTGCTCATTGTGTTCTTGTTGGCATTCGTTCCATACTTGCATTAATGCTTTATAAACACTTATGCTATGTGGATAAGCCGTTTCTTCTTGTAATTCTTTAATTCTGTTTGAGTCCATTGTATTTTTGTTAAGTTAATTATTTCTCTATTCTTTAATTAATGATAATAATTCATCTAAAAGTTCTTCTAAGGCTTCTAGTTTAGTTTCTGCTATTTTAGCATCAAAGTTAAAATACTCCCTATCAGAATAAACATCACAACGGTGTCTGGCTATGTTATAATAACCATTAATATCCTCTTTTAAGCTGTCAATTTCTTTTATTACTGCTGTAATTTTTTCTGATAGTTTCATAATTTCTAAGTGTTTGTGTTTGTTTAATGATGTAAACTTACAACCCTTATTTAGATATATAATATCCTTTAACAAAACTTTAACAATTTAGCCAAAAAAGGGCGGCTTTTACGCCACCCGATTTCTGAACAAAAAAAGAAAGAAAACACTATGAAATTTTAAATGAAATTATAATAAGTCTTTTAGCTTTTGAGTATATAAATCTATCATATCTAATAACTCTGGAGTAGAGAATTTAACCGTTGTTCTACTACGTTCTAATATTGTTTGGCTGTAACCCTCTCCATACTTTTTGTCTATCCATTTACTAAACAAAAATTGCTGTCCTTGCTGCATAACATTACAGCCGTAGCATTGTGGGGCTACATTGTCCTCCGACCACCTCGTTGCATAGTTCTTTCTTGATATGAAGTGACCGTTTTGGATTTTAGCAACTGGATAAAATCTTTTGCAAGTGATACATTCAACTTGACCATTAGAGTCAGCGTAATAATTACGAATATATAAGCTAAATATAGCATCTAGTTTTTTTATTATTGTGGAACGCTTAATAGCCATCTTGATGTTGAAGAAGAAGTTTACCAGTGTTAGGGTCTAAGTCCTTTATGGTTCTATAGATAAATCTACTGTTTTTTTTTACTTCTTCTTTATTTGCTTTAGTGCTATCCGTTCCAGTATTCTGATACATTATAGCATCTATTTCTAAAAGTTCATCTATTCTTTGTAGTACAGTCTTTTGATAGTCTGCAGCTATTTTTAGTATCTCTTCTTTGTTCATAGGTAAATATATAAATAAGGTTGTTAAATACTTGTTAAAAAGAATATTGGTAAATGTATTGTATTTCGGTATTTTTCTTGTACCTTTGCCTTAACGGTTTAAAAAACATCTAGTAATTTACAACCTAAGTTTATATTTAAAAATAAAACAGAGTATAAACCTAAAAATAAATACAGAAATAAGAAGCAAATTAATTATTAACTATAGCTATGTTTAAAAAACATATATACTCTATATTAAAAAAAAGGAGTTTTTATAGTATTGTGAAATACTTTTTGTAGAATTTAGCCAAGACAAATAAAACAACTAAACCTATTCCTATATATATAAAAGTAGTATCTATTTTTACTTTAGATTTTACTTCTGTGTTTAAGGTAGTTGTTACATCTGCAGTAGATGTTAATACATTGCTTTGTATGTCTTTTATAGACGTTTTAAGAGTGGTTTTGTCTTTTATAGTAGTAAGTACTTTAACATTATAAAATGTTGTTGTATTGCCTTTAGAATCAATTATTTTTATAGGTAGTGTAGAATCTAAAGAAACTAAGTTTAATGTTTCTATGTTGAAATATGTAGTGCTTGAATCTGTTACTGATTTTTTTTGGTTTATAAGTACAGTTTCTTTTATCTCTATTTTTTTTTCTGTCTTAGTAAATGTTTTCTTTTTACTTCCACAAGACAAAACTGCACCACATATGATAATATACATTAAGCGTTTTACCATCTACTAGCCTTTCCTCTTATATCATAGTGAACAAATGTATCATATAGACCTAAACCACCTTCTAAAATCTTACCGTCTTTTATAAGTTTTAAAATAGCTTTATGTACTTGCTTAGGGCTTTTACCTTTTACTTGTATATCTGCAGCTTTGCCTAATAAATGTTGGCTGTTTAATTTGCCTCCTATAGACTTATTGTGTAGTTCTGAACGGTAAGCACTAGTTATGTGTATAGGTGCGTTTAAAACGCTTCTAAGGGCTTCTAGTTGATTAGCTAGTATCTTTATGTTAGCCCAAACTTCTTGAGGCATACCAGCCCCATCTTTACTGTTAAATTCTTCTTTACTAAAGTGTTCTGTTAATTCCATTTAAAATTTTTTATCTTTATTTGATTTTATGACCGACCTTAAACCATCAATTATTGTATCTGGTGCAAATAAAAAACCAATACCTACTATTAAAAGTATAGCAAACTGAAAGACCTTGCTGTCTTGAACAATAAATATATAAGTAATAGCAGCTATTAAAACTAATATTCCTAGCAAGGTTGTTTTCCAGCTTTCTACTATGTTTTTCATTTTCGTCTATACATTAAATACCATTTATGGGCTGTGTATCCAATAGCAACCGCTGTTAGTACTATTTTTAACAATATGTCTATCTGCATAAAGTTAAAGCCTAGTGTTATAACATTTATAAAAGCGATTTTAAGGTCTGAAGTAGTCATTTTATAGTTAAATTATTTGTTAGTTAGAACTGATTAGCAAAAGCCATATAGATATAAGTTGCAGTATTAGCGTTTGTATCTGCGTTTGTGCTTTTTAACTGAAAAGTAGTTGCATTAAAGTCAATAGAATTTTCGGTGCTTTCTGCTGCAGAAAGGTTAGGATTTAGTGTTTTATCTATTGGGTTAGAAGTATCTCTTTTATTATCTAATATTACCCAATTACCAGTACTATCATACCTTTTTACCATTACAAAAGCTGGCTCAAATCCAGTTGTAACAATCGGCCCAGTAGCAGATCCATTACCAGGATAACTCCCAAACTTACTAAATCCAGCCTTTTCAGCAAAGCAGTAGGCAATAAAAGGGTTTCCGCTGTTTGTGTTACTTGAAATACCAAGAGAAAAAACAGTTGAATTTGGGTTTGTATCATTAAAAGGCGTGAGGTCGGTACTCGGTGCAGCAGTACCGTTCAATAATAAGTAATTTGTAGCAGAATTAACAGAATCATAAGTAATCCAATTTCCAGAAATACCAGAAATTGCTTTTATAAAAATTAAATCTGGGGCAACACCTAATGCGTGACCTACTGTAGCCCCGTTTGTTCCATTACCAGTATATTTAACAATACTAAACCCAGCATCTACATTAGCAGACACATCAGAAGTAATAGAGCCGTCTGTGTTTGTTACAGCAGCACCACCAGCTTTCCAACACCAAGCTACGTAGTCCCCAGTAGCAGAATCATTATAAGAAGCACCCCCCACTACAAACCCATCTGTGGTTAGTTCGGCATAGGCTGGACTTAACTGAAGTGCGGCAGATGTAGAATTTGTTACAAGCCTTTCTCCAGCTGGTCTTTGAACATCAAACAAAGCGTGAGATTCGGCTGCATTTCTTGGTTTTATCCAAACTAAATCTGGGTTAAACCCAACGCCACTTATTGTTCTTGGGTTTGAACCATTACCAGTATATAAAACAGTATTAAAACTTGTAGGCACTTCTACACCTCCTCCACCAGTATTTATTAATCTTTTTCCAAACATTTATTGTAAATTAAAGGTTGGTAAATCATAAGTAAGAACCGCTTTCTTTGTAGTTAAAGCCTTAATTTCTGCACCTATTGTATTGCTTTGCGTTCTTAATTCTGCCCTACTATCTATTACTTCTTGTGGGGCAACTTCTCCACTATCCATTTGCCTAATAACAAACCAATCTGTTTTTTGTAATTGGCTGCCTATAGAGTGTTTTAAGTTGCTTATTTTTTGTGTTTTTAACTCTGCTAAAGTTTGAACAATAACCCTATCAATAACATCGTAGGTATAAACATCGCCAGCTAATTTAATAGCAGATAATTCTTCTATTCTTGAATCGTATATAGGTGTTACAACATCTAAAAAACCAAAGCCTTCTTTAATATTAAAATGCGTTCCGTTTTCATCTGTCCAAACACTTGGTATTTTACTAAATGTTTTTATATTTCCGTTTACTAAAATTCCTTTCATATTAAATAGATTTTGAGATTGAATACCAGTATTCTGCTGCACCAGTTACTACTATTTGTATTAAATTAGAGACAGTACCATCATAAACACCAGCAACCGTTGTACCAGCGGGAAGTGTTAAAGCAAAATCTCCAGTAATAACTAAGTCCTTAACCATACCTATACCAGTATTTGCAAATGTTAAAGTAGTTGCTGCTACTAAAGTCTTAGTAAATACTTGTGCGGTTGCAAAATCTACCTCTGTTGTTAAAGCTGCACTTGTTTTAAATTCATCAGCAAGCCTAGCATAAGACGTAAAGCCATCTGCATAAACCTCTGTAAAGTTTTCGTTTGCTTTTGTAAATGCTGTTCTTAATGGGTCTCCAGTTCCATCATTAGCTGTCGTTCCTATTCCTATTACTTGTTTTGCCATCTTTTATTTTATTAATATGTTGTTTGGTCTGCTGTTAATTGTGTTGTATCTGCTAACACTAAAATAGTATCTGCAGTTAGATTGCTTCCATCAGCGTCAAATGGATAAATGCTTCCCCAACCGTTTGGCTCGTTTACATTCCCCCACCAACTACTTAGGTATATTATTCCCCAATTTATCAAGTTTGCCATTTTTTACTTTATTTAAAAACAATTTTAGTTTCTCTATGTTTTCTTTTTTTACCTTGTATCTTTTCATTTATTGTCACAATTATGTTCTTCTAAATCACCCAGCCTGTGAAATTAGACTCTTTATCTGGGTACATATCGTTATTACTATTGGAATTATATTCAGGGTAGGTAGATTGATTAAAACTCATAAAGTCAATAAACCTTCTGGTATAATGCTGGGCTATGTCTCTTTCTTGTTCTGCTAAATAATCCACTTCGTCTTTAGTTACTGTTTCACTACTTTCGCTTGTATGTTTGTAAATACCACCATTAGATACAGTATAAGCCAAAAATGGTAGCATTTCCACTTGTGACCAATGTATAGTCATAGGTTTAATGTATGTTTCTAGTAAGGTCTTATATGTAGGGTTTGCATCTAATGCATCTGTAGTTATTAATGTCTCTATTTTTTCATATAACTGCGTTCCTAAATAGTTCTGTATGTGAATTTCTTGAGCAACCTCAATCCATTGAATAAATTTATCAGTATCTAGGTTTCCGCTAAATACACTATATCTTTTAAGGTCTTTGGGTGTTATAAATAACGCTTTAGCCATTAGTTAAATCTTTTGTTAGTTGGTAAAAATCCTCTGTTTGGCATATCCATTGGCTTCATAGCTACCTCTTTAGGGTTTCGTACTCTTAATCCATCTCTCTCAGCTTGGTTAGTAGAAACTTGTGGTGCATTAGGATTGTTTACATCTACTTTTACAGTGCTTGCAAATGTTTGCCTTAACCATTTATGATGGCAGTCCCCACCGCCTTTATAAAGCCATATAGAATAAGTGTCAGCACCCCTAGCACCCCATCCAGCATTTACCACTTGGTTTTCCATAGCTATTAAATCCTCTTTTCTGTATAGCTTGTCAGCTGCTACCATATTTTTACAAAAAGGTCTACTATCGTCGCTTGTCGTTAAAGGTGTGTATCTGTAACGAACCTTGTATTTTAAATTACCTATTTCTTTGTCTTGTTCACTTTTACTGTTAGGTCTAGCCGTTCCGGTACTGACAAAATTCCATACTTTAGATAATACAGATTGTTTAGGGTTGTTTAAAGCCTCTATTTCTGCGTCTAATTTATCTTCTGTATCATAATCCACCTCTTGTGAGTTTATTAATTCCCACTCATCTTCTAAATCTTCTCCTAAATCTATTAAAGGATTGCTTTGTGCAGACATTTTTATACCAGTTTCTTCTTCTTTAGTCTCTGCATCCATACCAGTAGTATCCGTAAATTCTAAAGGTTGTATAGTAATGAAGTAAAGTTTTAGACTAATATCATTAACCGCTAGTATTTCTTCTAAACCATCAGTAAACTCTTCTTGATATGACTTAATAGTAAGGTTATCAAACAATAAAGTAGCTGTTTTTATCTCATCAGCGTTGTTTCCTAAGCCACTATTACCATCTCTTACCCCTAATAACATAGGAGAAGTAACTCTATGTCCTACAATTAGCTTCTTAAATGCTTCATCTGAAAGGTATTGGTAGTGTGCTGGTGCATCATTTAGTGGGATATCGTCTACCGTTGTTTTGCTTTCTGCATTATTATTAAATGCTACTATTACTTTTTCTCCTCTAGCACCAGTTAATTTACTTAAAACACTGTTTTTTACCTCCTCTTGCTTTTCTTTATCTGGAATACCATTGTTAAAGTTTACTACCTTAGTACCGCTAAAGCCATTTAAGGTATCATTTATTAAATAGTCAGCTATTTCTTCTTCTAATAAAGCATAAGGCAAAGCACCTTGATAGTCTACTGGAGGGTAATAATAAGAACCAGTTACATAAGGCTTAATTATGTATATTTCATTATCTTTTTTTTCATTATATCCAAATGCTGGTATTCTTTTAGGCTCATCACTTTGTTTGTATTTAGACCAATCTGGATGGTAATACCAAGCCTCTACCTCCCCATCTTCATTGCATTTTTCAGCCCTTAAAGTCTGCATAGGAAAATGAGTGACTTTTTTAACTTTTCCTTTATCATAGGTAACTTGCAAAGCAGCCATACCTAATAGCTTTCTGTCCATTACAGCAGCTTTTAAGCACTCCTTAGAAACTATAGACCTAAGCTGTGCGTATTGTTCTGGTTTTCTATTAGAATCTGTAGCATCAACCCCCTTACCGTATATCATTTTAGACATACCGTTGATTATTGCGTTGTTAGTAGTAGAACCTACATAACGCTTAATTAAATAATCAAAGTAATTATTATCTGTGCCGTAATTAACCCACTCTTTATTCTTAACCTCTACAATACTAGGTGCGGTGTATTTACTTAGATTTAATATGTGTATATTTTCCATTTATAAAATGATGTATTCATTAGAAGTAACATTACTTATAAACTCATCCTTATTAATAGAATAGTTTAAAGCTGTTTGCGTTGTGCAAAAGATTTTATCCTTATAGACTATATCGGTTCCGTTTAAAACGCTTAAATTATAGAATCTACCTTCTTTTAAATCAAATATTAAAGAGGCTGTTAAATAGTATTTATCAATAGTAAAAGTTCCACTTATTTCTACCTCTGTATTAGTAGCTTCATCTGTTATTATAACCTTTGTAGCAGCGTATTCTCTTGGAATAAACTTTAGTGTCTGGTTAGTGCTAATAGGTTTTAAAACAATCATATTTTACCTTTTTATAAAAACAAAAAAAGGGCTAAGTTGTTAAACTTGCCCCTCTTTAAAAAAGTAAATAAAGTAATTAAGTACCTACAACAACAACCGTATTAGTAGTGTCGTTTATAATAGCACTAGAAACAAAAGTAGCTAGGTTTTTCTCTTGACCAGTAAATGTAAGATTATAACCATTTAAGTCTCCCATACCAGCACCACTAGCACTAGAAACAGCCACCTCACAGCCGTTTTCAAAACCAGCAATTCTATAGTTACCATTATAGTCCTCTACAAATATAATAGGTCTGCCATAAGAGATAAGTCTTAGTTCTTTCTGCGTAACAGCATCTTGTTTTTTAAGTACTATTGTACCAGTTTGAGTCCAAAAAGAAGTTCCATTTTCTCTGGAATTTTCGTTAGCCTCATCAAAGGAGTTAGTTCCTTTTAAGTCGTATTTGTATAAAGTAAGGGCAGTTCCAAAAGCAGTAACAATTCCATCCGTATCTAAAGTTGCACCGCTTAAAGCAGTTGCTGCATAGTTTACGAAGTAAATACTTTTTAAACCTCCTACAGAATCTTTGCAAGGTTCTAGCCTCCCAAGAGTAGCATCACAAGCCATATTTTTATCTGTTTAAAAGTTAGTAAAAAAGGGGGCTATTAAACCCCCTAGTTAAATTTATATTGCTGGTGTGTATAAAACAATATCAGAACCAATACCGTACTGAACGCCCGCACTAAAACGCATTACGATTCTTACATTTTTAGAACCATCAGTTTCAGACATATCAATCAATCTCACGTCATTATGGTCAGCAAGTAAGCCAGTTCCGAAAAACAAGTTAGACTTCTCAGCTGCTACCATATAGTTGCTAGTTAAACCGTTTGCTACAAAGATTTTAACACCATCAAAAGAAAGTGAACCGTTGTTGTACCATTGAGTACCCTCTGCGTTTGTTCCATTTGCACCTAAACCACTAGCAGCAAAACCACCTAATGCTCTTACATAGGCTCTAGCTACGTTTTGAGAAACATAGATATATAAATCTTCCTTACCGTATAAAGTATCTGGGATATCGTCTACCACTTTTCCTAGTTCTGCAATTACGTTTGCAGCGGTTACCGTTGTACCTACTACATCAACAACAGTAGCGTCTGCGGTCATTAAGGTAACTAATCCATCAAATTCTCCAGCTGTTGCATTTGTGCCAGACCAAATATTCTTTTCAGTCTTTTCAGCAGTCTTAGCAGCCACGTGTCCTAAGATGTAGTCAGCAAATGTAGCTGGCAAAGAATCAAAAGAACTGTACCCCATAGATACTGCATCCCAGTCACTTTCAAAATCAGACTTACAAACTTGTAAATTTACTTGAAACTGCTCTGGTTGTAAAATACGCTCTACAGTTGTAATTGTAGAAGTCGGGTCAAAATCACAAGAAGCATTTTTTAGAAGTCCATCAGTAGATAACTTTCTAATAACTTGCTTAAATTTAATGTTTGGTTTTACTTCAATACCACCGTTCTGGATAGTAGAACCAGAAAGTAAAGCTGCAGAGATGTACCCAGCAGCCGCCTCGCCAGCGTATGAAGTTGTAATGCTTGTAGTTGTTGCCATTTTTTATTTATTTTTACTTGTTAAATAATTTACTAAATACGATGTCAGTCGTAGATTTTGATTTGTTTTTAGAATACACTTGTAAAGGCTTCTTATTTACAACCCCTTCTGGATTGTGCTTAATAGGCTCTGCAGATAATTCTACTTCTTTTACTTCTTCTACAATAGGCTCAGCAGATAAATCTGTCCTTAGTTGGGTAATTTCGCTTCTTAGCTTTTCAATTTCAGCAAAAAACATTTCCTTACTAATAGACTCTACTACCTTTTTAGGTGTAGCTGTTTCAGCTTCAGCCTCTACTTCTACCTCTGGGGCTTCTTCTGTAGGTTCTTTGATTTCAGCTATAACACCTTCATCTACTACTGCTAACATTTTACCACTTTCAAGCATATAATCCCCAGCTGGTAATGGTATTCTGTCCTCTTCATTTACGACAAAAATTTCCATTCCAACCTCAAAAGATTCTGCTTCTAAAATAGTGCCATTGTCAAGAGCCATCTGCTCTAGCTTTACTTCTAAGCCAAGCAAGGTTTTAATCTTGTTAATTTGTTTGGTTGCACTCATAAGATTTATTTATATTAAAACAATTATTAAATTCCTTTGTTATGTTTTTGTAAAAAAACAAGAAATATTTTCTAGCCTCTGCTATTGATTATGGTTCTAGGTGTATTGGTGTTTGTGACAGAACCAACTTGACCACCTTGCAAAGAACCTATGCCTTGATTTAATAATTCGCCTTCACAGCACTTAGCACTATATGTATTGTCATCACATAAGCACCCTCTTTTTCCCCCTTTGGGGCTGTTGTTTTTATTACCCATAATTTTTTTAATTAGATTAAGCATTTAAAATTTCTATTATATTTTTTACAAGTTTGTCATCTGCAGAAAGTTTTTCTTTTGGCATTGCTACTTTGTCAGCAAAATATCCTTCTATTGAAAAGCCTTTAACCTTTCCAGTTTTAACATAATCGTTCCAAATCTCGTCATTATCTACCTTCATAGATACCATCCAAGTTCCTAGTGGCATATTTAAACCGTACTTTCTTGATTTGTCGTGTACTTCATCTTCTACTAGCCAAGACTCCACTACAGTCATTCCTTTAATGTCCTTTTGATGTTCAAGTGTAGCGTTACCTTGTTTACCTCCTTTTAAGTATAATTGCGATGCTTGTACTACTGTTTCTTTTGAAAAGAAAATGTAAAATTCTTCTTTATCGTTTTTTCTGTAAATAGGTTTGTTAGGTATTAAAGCCGCTCCCATTAAAATACGCTTCTCTTTATCTACCTCTGCTAACTTAACTTCTTCTGCTTTTAAGAATATAAAGTTTTCTTCTATGGCTGGGTTTTCAACTACAGAAATAGCTTCTATTCCATTAAGTTCTTCGTTTTCGTCTAGTATTAATTCTATAATATTCATTTTATAGTTTTTATAAAAACAATTAATTATACTTTTTGTTTAAATTGAAGCACTTGCTATAATGTTTCTTTCCATTGCTTGTGCTGTGGTAACGTCTGCCGATACTACATAAGCCTTTAATGGCTTCTTCTCTTGTGAGCCTATAGACTCTGCTAATTGATTTGTACCGCTTTGACCTACTATATTAAAAGATGGTGCTGTAGCTGCTGGTGTGCTTGGCGCTTGAATACTAGCAACCCTTCCACTACCACCTAAGCCACTTGCAACACTTTTAGCGGAACTTATAGCAGATTTTACACTTCCTATTATTCCTATTGCTTGTGCTGCATATCCTATCAATAAAGGTATGTTTTGAGGGAAACCAACCTTAGCCGTTTGAGCAACACCTTCTGCAGTAGCTACAGAAGTTCTAGCCGAAGCCAGCGAACTAAAAACAATAGTCTTTTTAGCCTCTGCTATTGTTTCTTGAATATTCATAATTTGTTTAGCTAAAAAAGCAGCTTTACCAAGTGCCGTTTCTTGACCAACTAATCCTATAATAGCATTTAATGCATTTTCTTTGTCTTGTACTTTTTTAAGTTCTAAGGCTGCTAGTTCATTTGCTAATATAGTTGCAGCATCTAATTCTTCTTTAGCTACTTTTATTTTTAACTCTTTTTCTGCTGCTATTTTAGATGTCCTAGTTTCTTCTTTTACTTTTTCTATTTCTGCTGCTTCTGCTTCTAAGGCTTTTTGTTCTGCTAATGCTTCCCTTCTCGCTCCAGTTACTTCTGCTGTAATGCTTTTTTGTTTAGTAAGTCTAGCAGTTTCTAAGTCTATTAAGGTTGCTCTTAATTGTGCTTCTTCTAGTAAATCTTCTTTAGTAGAATTAGCTAAGGCGTTTTCAGCTATTTTGGCTTGTAGTCTTAGTTTAGAATTTGCTATTTCTTTTAATGTTATTCCCTCTTCTATCTTACCAGCTTCTATAAGTGCTTTTATTCTTTCTTCTACACCAACCGCTAATTTATCAGCAGCCTTTTCTCTAAGTTCTGCTATCCTTCTATTTGCCTCTGCTCTTTGTATTAATAAGTCTCTTTCTCCTTTATCTGCTTTGGCTCTTTTGTCTGCAATACTAGCAGCTATATTTGCCTCTCTAATGTTTTCATCTATAAAACCTTTTACGGCTTGTGTAGCAGCAATAATTTTACCAGTAACATCTTCAACACCTAAAGCAACTTTACCTACAGCGTTTACAGCTACCTTACCAGCCTCAGAAAATTGACCTCTAAAAAGTAAATTAATAGCCTTACCTAATTGTGGTATCAATTCTATTAGACCCTCAAATCTGTTTACTATGTTTTCTTTGATTAAGTTTCCAAAGTCTTTTAAGGCTTGTTTAGGGTTTTCAAATACTGAAATTAGTTTCATTCCTAAATCAGAAAGCAATGTAATAAGGTTGCCAGTAATAGCACCTATAACGCCCATTATTTTAGTAAACTTATTTTGCCCCTCCTCACTAGACGTAAAGGCTGCTTTTAAAGAAGCTACAGCTAAAACCAACAAACCTATACCAGTACCTATAACAGCTAATCTAACAAGCCCTAACTGTCTAACGGTACCTACTAATGTAGATTTTAAAGCTGTGAATTTACTTATTGCACCGCCAGTTAATTTATCTGTAGTGCCACCAAATGAAACCATTTCTCCAGAGGCTTCTTTTGTTTCTTCTTTTACACCTTTAACACCAGATTGTAGCTTTTGAAGTTCCGCCCTACCAGCTTCGGTTTTTACATCAATTATTATAACTTCCTTTTGCATATCTTAGTCTTTTAATTTGTTTGATTCCTTCTTTTAAATTTTCAGATAATTTGTATTTACCTTTAGCAATTTCTATAGTTTCACTTACACCATAAAAGTCATCTAGGTTTAAAAGTTTAATTACTATCATTTCTATAAAATTTTATATTCGCATTATTATAGGCAAAGGTTAAAAGCCAGTTAGTATCAAAATCATTTGAATAACCATTATACCAAACATCTATATTTTTAACTCCACATAAAACAGCAAACCAAGCCATACCACTATCAATACCAAAATGTCCTTTAGAGTTTTGCATAATGTTTCTTATTGTTTTTAGGCTCATTGTTTTATCTTCTACACTTATTAATTTACCTTTATATTTTTTCTTTACTTTTTCTTTTTCTTGGTCATTAAATATCTTTATGTTTTTAGCTTGTGGAAACTCACTACTTCCATTAAATTGATATGTATAGTAATCTCCTTTTATTATAGGCGGTTCTTTTGTTTGCTTTATTTTTTTTATATCAAAAGGGAAGTGATGTCCTACGTGATTAAAATCTACATCCTCACTTACTGAAATATCTACCCCCATTATGTCAAATAATTCTGGTCTATATAAAGCCTCCCTTGTATAAACCTTTAAATCTGGATTGTGTTTTTGCCACCAAATTATAGAAATTATCATATCCCCAAGTCCAGGTTGTGTTATTATGTGCTTCATAAACAAGTAGTTTCTCCAACCTTTTGAACAAGTTTATAATAATTAAAACCAGATAAATCAGTTCTTATATCTAACTCTTTATTGTATGGTAGATTTTCAGAATACATACCTTTAAAAAACATACCATCATTTGTATTTACTACTCCAGCATTGTGATAAAAAGACAATCTATCCCAGTCCTTTATGTGGTTTGTATAAAATAAGAAATCAAACTCTTTTGGTACTTCTGTTTTAAAGCCATACTTCCAAGCTGTCCACAATTCAGCCCACATTGAAGCAGTCCAGTGCTGTAATTCGTGGTATGTTTTACCTTTTTCTTTCTTTATTTTAGTAGATACCTTATGTGTTTCATTAAAAAACTTCATTTGTAAATCAAAAACATCTGCCCAGTATTCTGTTGGTACATTTTTAATTAATTTTTGAGCCCCACCGCTTCCTTTTTCGTTGCCTATTACTAGGTCTTTGTCTATGTTAGCTAGGTTACACATAAAATCTAGCACTTCTTCTCCCTTACCTTTTATGTACTCAGCACCTATATAGCTAATAGTGTCAGATAAATACCAAATGTCATCATTTAAAAAAGGCTTAAAATCAAAAGGTTTAGTAAATATGAAATCTGAATCGTGAAAAAATACATTTTCTTTTTCTAACCACTTATTACTTTTCCAATGCTTTTCTAATATGTGTGCTTGTATGGATGGCTGGTAATTATTATTTACCCTAGTGTCTGGATAGAAATAAAAGTTAGAATCTTTAAATTTGTTTTTTAAATTAACCCAATCATTTGATATTTTAGAGTCTCCATAACCCAATACAATATGCACACAAGAAAGGTCTACCTTATTTTCTAAAAAATTAGATAGGTAAACCTCCACTTCCCAAGTGTACTTCTTAATGGCTGGCTGTGTGCTTAGATATATTAAGGACATACAGCAAGAACTATTACTTCTCCATTATTATTATTTATTTGTATGTATTCAGTTCCAGTTATTTGATAGAAACCAGCAGACAAAGGAGTGTTTGCATTTGAGTCACTATAACATCTAACGCCTACCTCTGGTGCTGCACTTGGACCATTATGGTAATACACCTCGCTTAATATAGCTGGGGCACATTTGTTGTCAAAGCTAACGTTTTGAGTGCTGTCATAAGCCGTTGGGGCTGCTGTAGTAGTTGTTGTTGTTGTGCTAGTGCTTGTAGTTGTTGTTGTGGGCGGTGCTATTGTCGTAGTAGTTGTTGTAATTCCTTGACAAGTATTACACCCAGTTACTATAGTGTAACCGCTTATGTCTATACTATTTTCATCTCCAGCGTTTGTATCGTATTGGTTTTTAGTTGCTGTATTGTTTACAAAATAACAAGTTCCAAATATAGATACGGCATCTGCAGCTTGTGAATCTTGAGAATCAAATAGAGTTGCGGTTGTTCTAGCTACTCTGTCTATTGCTTCACTACATTTTTTTAAGAAATAATAGTTGTACGTTTGAGGGGCTAAAGTTGTACTTGTAGTCGTTGTTGTTGATGTGGTAACACAGCTAGCACTATTGCTTTCAATAAGAGCGTCATAAGTTCCACAGCTTCCATTTGCATAAGTACCCCTTAAGTCGTTACCGTCACAATATGTAGATATTAAAGTTCCATTAGCTAAACAAGTTGTAGACGTTGTTGTAGTAGTAACACAACTTGGACTGTTAGACTCAAATAAAGTAGAATAAGTGCCACAGTTTCCGTTATGATAAACTTTATATAAATCATTCCCAGAACAAAAAGTATCTCCAGTAGGTGTACCATTAGGAGGACAAGTAGTCGTAGTGGTTGTGCTTGTTGTAGTTGTTGTTATAGGCGGTATAGTGGTCGTGCTTGTTGTTGTGGTAGTGCTAGTGCTTGTTGTGGTGGTAGTTGTATTGCCACAAGTTTTATCAGCAGTTACTATAGTAGTATCGGCTGTTAGTAAATCAGTATCTGCAGTACAAATGTCTGCTACTGCTACAGCATTTTTAATTACGTTTAGTAACTCTAAACTACTTTCTCCACTTTGTAAATTTGTTGTTATGCTGTTTATTTTATAAACCCTGTCTAATATCTGTAGCGTATCGGATAGCTTATAATTAAGTAAGAATTTTAAATCAAAAAACGCTTTAAACTTTGAAAGCCTAAGACCACTTTTAAATACATCTGTTATATATGTTTCATAATAACTTTTAAATAAAGTATCAGTAAATAGACCGCTATTTGTATATTCGTTTAACTCTGCATTAAAGTTTATGTTTTCTTTGCTTATTGTGTAATCTAAAGAAACGCTATTAGAAGGTATAAAAAAGTCTGTTAAATCCGTAAAACTAGAAGTACTATCATTTAAAAACCTAATGCTATTCCCTAAATTTGTCTCTATTCTTATAGGATAAAATAAAAGAGGCTTACCAAAATAAGAGTCGTTATTGTCATCAACAAACCAACCTACCTGAATTACAGTAAGTGTAGTATTGTCTGAATCGTAAAGCCTTTCATATTTTAAATGCTCAAATGGTAAGGTAACTTCGTAAGTATCGCCACCAGCATCATATCTACCACCTCCGTTATATTGGTCAGTTCCCCAACCTTGATTAAACGTCTGTTGGTGGTTTACGGCTAATTTAGTACCTAGCCCTTCGTATTCAAGTTTAATTTTTTCAAATGGTAAAGCAGCGTCTACTGTGTGCGTATTTACGTCTATATACTTTGTGATGTCTCTAGTTACATCTGTTTCATAATAACTATCTAAAGTCTTTACGTTTATTATTCCATTTTCAGCATAAACAGTAAGATTAAACATTTTAAATAGACCAGTTAAAAAGTCTATTATTTTCATTTCTGGTAGTTGCTGCGTTATGATAAAACTTCTAGTTAGGCTAATAGCTTGCGTTGGAGATACGTAAGAAAAACTTTCTGGATAGTTTATACTTGTTATATTCCAAGTAACTTGTATATTTATAGCGTTTTTTGTTTGAACAAAAACAGTATAACCAGTACTAGAGTTTGTTAGTATTCCACTAATGTTAGAAGAAAATCCATTGTCATCCGTAAACTGTCTAAAAACTAATCCTTCTTTTTTTATTATAACCGTATAAGGGTCTGCTGTATTTGAATTAACAACTAAATTATAATTTACTCCTTGTGCTGAATTAAAAACTAATATCCTATCAGGGTACATAGCGACTTCTTCCATTTCATCAAGGTTTTCAGTCCATCCATTTACTTGATGTGTAAATTCTGTTGAATCAAATACTTCCCCTTTTTTTCTGTGCATCCACATATAAAGGTCATTATATGCTTTGTTATTTTCGTTAAAGAAGTCAGTAGAAAACGTAATACCATAAGTAGAATTTTCAATAGCTTTTATAATAGCCTTAATAGGTAAAGCGTATTTTAGTTCTGTGTATGGCACTCCTTGCATTACACTAGCCTCTCCATATAGATTGCCAGAACCAACTTCAGAAGTAACACTATTATAATATAACCGTTCTGTGTGTGTTATTAAAGGTGCTATTATCTTATAGTTTATTCCATCTACAGCAATAGTTGTTCCAGTTTCTAATGCACCTCTTACAGCAGCAGCGTCATAATCTAAATTAAAATTACTTAACCAATCTAAAGAAGATAAATTATCTTCAGCTAAAACGTCTTTTAAATTAATTGTACTTCCAAAAAAAGTAATACGATAAGCATATACTTGACCATCCTTTAAGTCTACACCTTCTAGTTTTACCTTACCATCTCTAAAGGTCTTAGAGTTTAAATCTATGTTACTTGTTTTTTTTGTTCTAGCATCAAAACCCCCAAAGATATTGTAGTTGTAATAGTGTTTAAACAACTTATTATTAGTAGGGGAAGCTGGTAACGTAAAAGTTTTAGTAAAGTCTGTAAATACCTTTGATATGTCTTTTATGTTTTGTATTGTTTGAGTAATCTCTACAGATTCATCCGCAAACATATCCACTCTTTGACCTTCTATATAAAGCTGTACTAACTGCATTTATCTAATGTTGTTTATAGCTTGAAAAGCAAATTCACACTCTATAGTATATTGTATTAGCTTTTCGTTTACTTTATTTTTATACTGTAAGTTTTCTGTAGTTACTATAATTGGCAAAACAACTCCGTTAATAGTAGCCCATACACTTTCTGAAAGCAACAACTGTTTGATAGGTTCGTTCATTGTCTCATCTACAAAAGAAGTGTTTAAAGTTATTCTTTCATTTCCGTTTGACCTTAATATATTGTCTTGATGAGAGTTTATAGAATACCCTCCACTTTGTGAAATGGTATGTCTTTTATATCTGTCTTTACTAACTGTTAAATTCTTAGTGAATTTCTTGAAAAACCAAAGGTCTTGTAAAGCACCAAACTTATTTACAAAAGTTACTTTAATCGGTGTGAACTTAGGTTCGCATAGTCTAACAATAGTAAACACTTGACCAGCCAAAGTAATAGAGGTTGTTGCAGTACTAAAAGCACTATATACTATTTGACCATCTACCTCTCTTGGTATAACACCAGCTGTGCTTTCTGGCTGGTAAATAATTCTATTACTAATAAGCAAAGAGTTTGGAAGCGTTACTGCATTTTTACCTTCTTCAAAATTACTATAGCCATTAAATCCTTCGTGAAAATAAGGTGCGTCTGCTCCAACTTGTGTACCACTACCCTCTAATCCATCATAATACTTTACCGTAATGGTTAAAGAAACTGTATTGCTTGTGTACGTTCCGTTAAAGGAGTCTATTAAATAGTCTTTAGATAGTTCTGCTATTTCAAATAAAGCCCCATTAGCGTTGTCTGTGTTTTTAATTATAGTATAAACCAGTACATTCTCTATTGATAACTCTAGCTTTGCACTTAATGCTGTGGCTCTTGGATCATAAATAAAATACGGACTTCTTAATAGTATATTTGCCATCTTATTTTGTTGTTGTAAATTTCATAAAGTCCATTACTTCTAATGCGTATGCTTGTACTAATTCTTCTGGTAGGTTCTTAAATGCTTTTTCAAATGGTTTGGTAAAAAACAAACTTGGTTTAATACCTTTTTTAAATATAGACCTAGATATTAAAAACCCTATAGTATTATAGTTTCCCTTTTGAAACTTTCCTTTTGCATCTCTTAATCTAATGTTTTTACCTTTTGCCCACATTGCCAATGGCTTAATAGGTGGCATCTTGTTTTTGTAAGAGTAAGGTGTATTGTATTTCTTTTCCTTACCACTTACCCCTTTGTCTTGAAACGTACCATACTCATTCATTAAAAAAGCTAACGAGAAGCTGTTAGGGTTTTCTTTTACTGTATATCCAATAGAATTATAAAGTCCTTTAGAAGCGTTCTTTTGCCCTTTAGTTAGGTTTGTTCTGGACTGTTGAACAACATACTTAGCAAACTTATTTAATGCCCCTCCAAGTTCTTTCATTTAACAGATTGTCATATCATTAGGAATCAATACATCTAGGCTTAAAGTCCACCCAGCTACCTTGTTTTCAAACCTATCTGTAAATGGTTCTACATTAGGTGTACCAGTTAATTCATATAGTTCATCTCTTAGGTTTCCCCTTCTTAATAATTCAAGGAGTCTATTAATTACAGCTAACTGAGTGTTTAAAACATCTTGTTCATTGTTGTTTCCTAAGAATTTATCTGTTACTGCCTCTTTGCTTTCATCTACTATATCCATACAAATAACAGACAAACTAAACTGCCAAGCCGAACCTAAGTATGTTGCATTGTTTACTATAAAATGAGATAAAGGAAATATATCTTGCTTGTTTAAATCTACCTCAAATATGTCTCCATAGGTAACAGTATTAACAAAAGCATCTAGGGCTAGTGTTTCTTTTATCTTAGTAGTGATGTTGTAAAAACCTTTCATTTTTTAAAGTTGTTTTTTATCATTCTGCTTTCAAACTCTGCCTTCTCCTTTTCAAATGCTAAATACATTAAGCAACTATGTAAGGAAAGGTTTGTAATTTCTGTAAATCTTCTAATGTCTCCCTGAGCAAGTGTGTATATTTCCTGATAGCTTCCCCATTTTCTACCGAAATTTGACCGCTCATCAGTTCCTTCTGTGCTTCCTTCTGTAAATAGTTCGGGATAGCTTTCAACAAGTCGCCTGTTAAAGTCCAAAAAAAAACCATTGCACCAAATACAACCCCTAAAGGCATTTGTTTCATTAACTCGCTATGTTTATGCGTACCTCCATACGGTTCTAATAAGTATTTATTGCCTATCTTATTAGTAATTGGTCTATATAAAACAGACATAGCTTTGTGCATAGTCTGCCAGTCGTTTAAATAGCTTGTAACGTCTTTGTTTTCTCCATAGGTAATTTCATCTATGTTAGGTAAGAAACCAAATGTAACGCCTTGTAAATTGAATTTAAGACTATGTGATGGTTTGTTATCAAATAGCTTGGTTAGTCTTTCAGAGTATTTATCTACATCGCTATCTTTAATAGTACCTAAGCCTTTTAAATTAATGTCTAATAATATACGCACAATATCCCCATCAGTAGGTTCTTCAAGTCTTAGAAGTTCTTGGTACTGACCTAGTGTTATTTCGTTTAGATTCTCTGGTATATTGATTTCAAACTTCATAAATTAAAAACAAAAAAAGAGGCTCGCTGTATAACGAACCCCTTAATTATCAAAAACAAACACTAAACTATCTTTTATCGAAATAATACTTATACAATTCTTTTATCTTATTATACAGCTCATTATTCTGCTTGTATATCATTTGTCCTTTTATCTTTTTACCTCTATAGTCTACTTCTATATGGCAGTCTGGTAATCTCCTACCATTGCTTTTAGGTATAGGTACTGGATAAATAGTTATATCATTCTGCCAAGCCCATTCTATTGGTTCCATTTGTCATAAAGTTTTAAGCCTATATAAAAGACTACCATAAAAGTAATCCCACTTATAATAGTAATTAAAGGGTTAAGAAATAAAAAGCATAGTAGATTTATTAAAGCAAAGAATAAGCTGGTAAATAATATTATAAGCAAACAGCCTATAATGATTTGAAGTATTCTAATTTTCATAATGTTTGTTTTGTTAAAATTAAGGGGGCTTTTACACCCCCATTGTTTTTATCTTAAAATATTTGCTCTAATTGGCAAGCATATACGTTTCTAACTATTTTACTCTTCTTGTTAGCCCCTATTATTTTTACGGCAACTTTACCACTAAAATTCATAGTCATAACTTGCACAACATCACATCCCCAAAATACTATTTCATTTACTTTTGGAGTCCAATTTTTATTTTCCATAATGTTTATTTAAAGGGGGTGTAAAAGCCCCCTTTGATTTATTTTTTTTTTAATGTTGGATAATCTGGAATGCAATTCTGCTTATAAAAATTCCCCGTATGTTGGTTCGCATTCGTCTACATCATTTTCATCATTAGATGGGTTGTATTTTAAGTATAGTTCGCCATCAGTCAAATCTTGGTCTAAGCAATCGTTATCAAATATAGCATCATAGATAGCTTGTCCTCTTTTACCATAACCATCCCAACCACTTAAAGATTGTCTATGTAATGGTACTTCTTGTTTAGGTGCTTTAAACCAATCTTGTTTCAACAACCAATCTTGATAATTTTTTGGTGTGTTTTCAAATTGTTGTCCTTTGTGCTTTCCGAATCTAAGTGTCATAATATTTTTTTTAGTTTGTTATTGATACTCAAATATACAACCCTTATTTAGATATAAACAAGTTATTATAAACTTTAACATAACTTTAACATTTGTTAATGTGGTATAAACAATACCTTATCGGGTATAATATACGTTAATTTGCTGTAAATCATACCTTATCGGGTATAACTTTTAATATATATGATACTCCCCTTTGTGTGGGTCTGCTAATTGGCTAGTTAAAGCATATCTACAACTGTCTATTGCGTGGTTCCAAGCATCAATAGGTTTGTTTAGTTTGTTCCCTTCTTTGTCTTTTAACCAGATGTAGTTTCTTAATTCGTTTATAAGGTTCTTACTTCTAGCAGTTACATATACTTCATTTTGATTGATGAGGTTTATACCATATACAATACTGTCTCTGCCTTTAGATACTGGAAGCAAGGTGTGTCCGTAACTGTTTAGTTCTGCTATACTTTTAGGTTCTGCACTATCTGCATATATTAACTCTGTACTTTCGTGGGACTTTAATAGATTGCTTATCTCTGAGTTAAGTAAACCCTTCTGATAAAAGACCTCATCAAATATATAAGCGTTATTCCATTTGTATAGTCTAATGTAACTTGTAGGGTCATTGCTGTACCCCCAATCTAAACCACCGCATAGTAACCTAGCCTCTTCTGGTAATGTGTTTAATTCTTTCCAGTCTGTTATACATACGCCCTCTAAAGAACCTACTTGACCTAAGCCATATACTTGCCACCAGTTAGACCAATAAGTAGATGTGGTAGCTTTCTTCTTTGCTCTCTCTATTTCTTCTATGATAGTACTTGGTAATGCTTCATTATCCTTGTAGGTTAATATAACAAATTCGCTATCTGGTTCTATTAGTACTTCCTTGTGTGCCCAAAATTCTGATGTTGGATTAAAGTCAATCCATATAGTACCGCTTGTTCTTACCGCTAATTGATTATAAGCATCAAAGGGTATGTTGTTAGCCTCGTTAATATAAAGTACATTACGCCTAGCCCCTCTTAACTTATCTGGTTGGTCTACACTAAAGAACTCTATATAACTTCCATTAACAAAGGTGTATTTTAAAGTACTCTTATTAAACTGCCCATCCCTATACACCCTAAGCATTAACATAATCTTTAAGAAGTCTTTTAAAGCACCTCTACGTAGATGAGGTATGCTTTCTGCCACTACCGATATTTCCAAGTCTGGGTTCTCTATAGCTTGGTTTATTAATATAGGAAGTATTCCAAAAGTCTTACCAGCAGAAGTACCCCCTTGAATAACCCTTTTACGAGCCTTTAAAGCGTACATCTTTTTAATTGCAGTAGTTACTACAAATTCATCCATAAAGTTTCTTATTCTTCTCCTACGTAGAAAATAGGCTGTTCTTGGTTTACGTTTAAGTCTCTAGTTTCTTTTGGCTTACCAGCATAGTAATTAAAGTATAACTGAACAAATTTAAAGTCTCCAGCTTCTACACCTTTTTCTAATGCCTCGTATGCTTTGCTTAACATTGGCGTTAGCTTTTCAATCATTGCAACCTCGTCACTCTTGCTAGGTCTGCCCCCTTTGTTTCCTATAGTGCCTTTGTTGTTTACTCTGTTATCCATAATCAGTTTAGATTAGTTTACTAATTAAAAACAATTTGTTTGGCTGTTTGTTAAATGTTGGTTGTATCTGTTGTTATGGTACATTGTCAATCTGTACAGCCGCCAGAATTGCACCCAGACCCTACGCCAAAGATAAAATCAGTTTGCAATCCTATTTTCTTAATTTTATTCATAGACATTTCTTTTTTGAATTTACCCTTACCTTTTTCTTGGTCAGCAAACCATTGCATTTTCAACGGTTCGTCATCCCAGTTTTTTCTTAATTGTTGCACTGGCTTATGGAAACAACCTACGCAATTACTGTCTTTAGGAAAATTTATTCCAGAATTTAAACTCCATTTATAAATTTCATAATGTTATATTTTATCATCAACTAATGGATATTCTACCTCTCTATATTTTTCAAATATCCATTTATTTCTGCCATTATCTGAAAAACCATTATGGAACTTAAAAATTGTATTTTCATAATTTACTCTATGCGATTCATCATATCTAATACCTAACCTTGTTGATACAATTTCTTTGATTTCATTTCTACAAAATTCTGCGATAGGTTTTAATTTCATTTCAGTAGTGCAAAATCTTGTCATTTGGTTTGGCAAATAATTTGACTTGTCTTTTATAATTTGCTCAAATGTTTTGCCAGTCAGCCATTTTATTTCCGTTCCGATTAATTGCTCTAAATCTAAAATCACTTTCAAAGTTAAATCACTTTCAGCCGTTGCTACAAATTCCATTCCGATTTTATCGCTAACTAATTTAACAAGTTTTTTATCTTTAGGTGTGCATTTTTTATCTTCAATTCTTACCAATGAAAATAAATTGTAATCCGCTGGATAGTGTTTTGCTAAATACGATGATGTTTTTCCGCCAGACACACTATTCACTTTTATCATTGGTTTTATATAATGCTCCATAATTTAATTTATTACCAGTATCTCTTTTCCTTGTTTGTCTTGTAATGCTACTAAACCAAATTCAGAATCTAGTCCGTTTAGTATGTCTATTTTCCTTACTGTGTTTATTATTCTTATAAAGTTATTAGGGTCTATATTTATTCCTCCTTTACTTATGTAATAGTTATATAGTAATTGGTAATCAAATTGTTTTTGTTTTCTCATTAGTATATATTGTTCTTTCATTTTATGGCTCTATTTTTTTAATCTTTAACCCAGTCTAATTTATTACCTTTAGATAAATTATCAAACGCCCATAAAGGTTGTAAGTTAGTATAATGACATAGCTTAATAGTTTCTTGTTCTGTTTCTGCAGAAGATAAAGGTATTATATGGTCTATATGCCATTCTCCTATATTATCCCAGTTCATTCCATCTTCGAATTTAGCTTCCATAAAAGACTCTACTGTTTTCCAATTCGCCCCTAGTATTTCTTCTGTGCTGTTTTTCTTTTTATATCCTTTGTAAATAAAAAACTTTCTAAGCCTACCTCTAAGCCTTGTCTTTATTTTTCTAATTGGAGATGAATTATTGTATTTATTTTTCTTTTTATTAATTATATCTTTATTTTCTTGATTGTATATCTTTTGTTTTTCAGATAACTTTTCTTTATTTTCTTGATAGTAAGTTTTTTGGCGTAATCTTACTTTTTCTTTGTTTTCTTGATAGTATATCTTTTGATATTCAGCTTTCTTTTCTTTATTTTCTTGATTATATTTCTTATTGTAAATCTTTATTTCTTCTTTTTTATCTTGATTGTGTATCTTATGATATTCAGCTATCTTTTCTTTGTTTTCTTTATAAAACATATTGCTGGCAATCTTTATTTTTTCTTTATTTTCTTGATAGTAAATCTTTCGTTGTTCGCGGATTTTATCTTTATTTTCTAATTGATATTTTTTTATATAAATCAGCTTTTCTTCTTTGGTCATAGTTCTGCTCCTTCCATTTCTTTTATTACTACTGGCTCTGCCTCTTTACCTATCATTAATAGCATTGCGTTTATTCTTTCTATTGCTCTACTAAATTGTGAAGGAGTTAAGTTGTTTAGCTTAGGCTGTATGTTAGTGTCTGTTATTATTTGTGTCTCTATTTTTTCCTTCAATTCTTTGTTCTCTATTTTTAACAAATTATTAATTCTAAGCACTTCTATCAACTGTAATTCATCAGAGTTTAAATCTATTTGATTAAAGTCATTTATAGCCCTTTTAATAGCCTTATTTGTTATAGTGGGAAAAGTATTACCTAAAGCATTTAAAACGGCACAGTGGTTCTTGTTTACGTACTCTCCTATCTCTCTTAGGGTAAGGTTGGTATTTTCTCTGCATAGGTAATAAAATAATGCTCTACCTTCTGCATATTCTCTTTTTCTACTTCTGCTGCTTATGTCTATATTTAAGTAATTGTTTACGTAGTTGTAAATGTCTTTTATCATATCTCTAATTCTTTTTCTATTGATTGCATTGTGTTACTGTTAGCAAATTTAAGTGCTTTGTAAACACCAGCACATTTTAGGTATTGTTCTTGTTGTATTAAATAAACTAGCATCTCTTCTATTATGTAAAGAGGCGCACCGTTGTATATTTGTTCTAAAGCTATAAGATAAAATTCTTCTTTTATGTTCATTTATGGCTCTATTTTTATTCCGTTCTAAGTTTTAAAAGGTTATAACAAAGTAAGTACCTTTCTCTTGCTTTGCTTTTATGTATTTTTTTAAACAGTTCAAATACCTTTCTAGTGTATTGGTACTTAGTTACACAATTAACTAAGTATTTTTCAGTAAATTTAACACCGTACCCCTTGCAATAGTTAACATTGTCTGCTGTGTCTCCTATTATCATTTGTTCATAGAAGTTATAAAGTGCTTCTTCTTCTGTTATATCGTGTACGCATTGGTGCTTTTGGTGGTAGTTATACATTAAACAAGGGAACTGCTTGTAGTCTTTATCTATGCTAACTATCATTACTTCATTCCTTCCATATTCTTGTGTCATATTAAACCAATACTTAGCTACAACGTCATCTGTTTCTACACCAGCTTCAGCTATTCCACCATACTGTTCCGTTACAAAGTTATGTACTTGTCCTAAAAGTTCTGGTCTAGGTTGGTTCTTTCTGTTAGCTTTGTAGGTCTTAGATATTTTTGTTCTGAAATTACCTTTTGAGTTGTTAAATAGTAGGTAGTCATCTACTGGGTAAATTGCCTCTATCTTATTTACTATGCTCATAAACACTTCATCAAACTTATCGGTTGCATCTTCTATGTTATCAAAGTATGGGCTATCTTCTTTGTTTTCTCTTTTTTTAAAGCAGCTTGACCATACTAAGCTATCTGCATCTACAAGTAATATCATAATTTTAATAGCATAAGCCATCTTTTATAGTTAATCTTTTCCATTCATCTTTGTCGGTAGCTATAGAATAAATACGACCATTGCGTATGCCCTCTATCACATAAACAACTTCTAAGCTGCAGTCTAAGTCTACCCTAAAACCAGTTACTATAAAGCACCCTCTTTGTGGTTGGTATTGTATAGCACAATCTTCCACTATAGGCTCATCTACTGAGCAGCTTGTAAATAATAATATTAATAATAGTTTTTTCATATCCTAACTCATTAATGGTTTAGCCTGTTCTATTAAATCTCTAAAGTTTTCAAGGAATAACTCAGCCGTTTCTATATCTTGGAAGGAAAGAAATTCGCTAGAATTATGTAGGCTATCAACACTAATAGTGTTTCCGCTAAAAAAAATACAGAATTTACACTCGTACCCATCCCAATCCGGAACCCAACCAGACCTATAAACATCCCTTAGCTGTGATAACTGAGCAAGTGCAAGAGATGCCCTAGCTTGTTCTTCTGTTTTAAAAACGTTTCTCCCAGTGGGGTTACTGCGATTGGGAATTACAGTTATTAGAACTACATTAATTAAAGACATAGTAGTTGTATAAAACCCATTTATTTGTTTTAGATTTTCCCAAGTCTTAGGTAGTTCATTTAGTTTCTTAAACACAATATTTTCAAAAGTGCTTTTATCTTTGTCAATCTCGTAGCCTTGTGGGGCTGTAATTTTTAAGTCTTTCATTTTATATTTCTTCTTATAATGTCTATGAATAATTGTAAATCTTTTATATCTGTAAAAACTACGCTATCATCTTGAAAAAATTCTACTTGCCATTCATTTTTTAAGGCTTCATCGTTTGAGTTTGAAATTAATGAAGTGTAGCGTGTAATATCTAAATCAAAATAATAAAAGGCATTACCTCCACTTTCTTCTGCCGAAATATTTATTTTTGCAAATCCTAAGTTTGTTAATTCTTGTTCTTTCATAATTTCTATTCTTCTTCGTTAAATTCACAATGCTCCATACAATCAGAACAGATGTCAGACTCATACCAAGCCTCAGCACCACAACAATCGCTTAACATAATTTCTCTAGTATTAATCTTTTTAGTATTCTAGTGGTTCTTTCGTTTAGCATAAAGTCTACACAATTACCACCCAAGCTAATTCCGTTTATATCTACACCTTTTTCAAATGGTTCTGTATCATAGCTTCCATTCTCTGCTGGTATTAAATCATATTGAATAGTAAATTCAAGCCCCTCGTACATTATATTAGTTTCCATCTTGTTCTTTTAAATAGGTTAATACTTTGTTTAGCTCGTTGTAAGAGTGATAATTATCTACTATGTCTGCTAAGTAGATTTGATTCTCCAAAATTTGTATCGCTTGTTCTTTTTCCATATCTTCTGTTTTAATAAATAAAGCACCATCTTTATAAGTAAAAGTTAATGCCAATGTAAATACTATAATTATTATAATAGCGTAAAATGTTGTTTGTTTCATTTTCTCTATTTTTTAATTAGTGATAATAATTCATCTAAAAGTTCTTCTAATGCTGCTATTTTAGTTTCTGCAATTAAAGCCTCAAAGTTGAAATAGCCCTTGCCATCATCATCGCTATCTTTGGCTAGGCTATAAGAAACATTAATACTCTCTTTTTCGTTGTCAATTGCTTTTAATGCTCTTTTAATTTTTTCTGATAGTTTCATAATGTTTGTTTTAGTGTTATTGTTCCTTACAAATATAAACATTATTTGTTAATTAAAAATTTTATTATGTTAAAACTTTGTTAAAAAAAAAGAGAGGCTTTAGCCCCTCCTTAATATTTACTTCTCATCCTTTTTATCTGGGTCATCCTCTCGTGGTGTAGGGTCATAAGGATAATTCTTTTTAACCATCTTGCCTTTTCCTATTAAATAAAAAGCTACCACAAACACACTAATAATTATTACTATTTCCATAATTTTGAATTTACTCTTTTAATTTATCTGTCTCTATTTTTGTAACAGCCCTAAAGTGTTCTATCTCTCTTTCTAAATAGTCCAAAGCCTTTAGTAGGTCTTGTAGTTCATTATCTTTTTTGCCAGCCCTTATTATATACTTTAAGATATTACCTCTGTTAAAAGACAGCTTATAGTCTTGTATGATGTCTATAACGTCATAAGTAGTAGCAGAATAATATAGTTTGTTTCCTTTCATTTTTTTATTTTTATTTATTTTTTTGTCTAAGTAAACGTACATTTCGGGTAAACTTTTTCTTTTTATATATAAATCACTCGCCCAAGCAGCCTTTGTTAAATCATCAATAAAATTTATTGTTGGTAAATACTCAGAAACTATTTGGTATATGTGATTAAAAGTTAAATTTTCTTTCATAATAGTTTTATTCCTTCTTTAATGTTTAAATAGGTAACTTCTTTTTCTATTCTATTTGTGTTTGCAAATTGTGTTGTTGCTGGATTCTTGTTGTTAGTCTCCCATATAGGTTTTATCAAATAAAGGTTAAAAGACCATACACCCTCTGGGGTAGAATTAATATAAAAAGGTATATCTAAATGCTTTTGGCTTTCTAACTCCATAGCTAAGTACTTTTTCTTTTCT